CTTCTCTTGCGCCGGTCATGGCCTGCTGGGGGATCGAGTCGATGGCGAGCCGCAGCCTCGGATCGTACTTCGCGTCGAGGTCGAAGCCGGGCATGAGGATCTCGTCCGGAACGAACTCGCCCCCTGCGCTGCTGGATGAGGTGAAGATGCGGTCGACCGTCGCCTTTGCGGCCGATCGGATCGCGCCGGGGATCTGGTGTTCGAGCAGGTAGCAGAGTCGCCCGATCTGCTTCGGGCTGAGTCGGCGCATCGTCTCGAGGTTGCGCGGGTTCTCGTGCCGCTGGGCGTTCGCGGCTGCGTGCACGTAGGCGCCGAGGAGCAGGCGCTTGACCTCGGTGTGCAGCTCGCCGTAGTTCTCGGGGCTGTCGAGCAGTCCGGGTACCTTGACCTGCACGCCGCGGTAGTTGACTTCACGGGTGAAGAGGTTGAGCCGCTCCCCCGCCGAGTCTGTGAGCACGAAACTGCGCAGCATCGAGTCGGGGCCCGTCTGTGCGTCGACGCTGCCGATGTTGGCGCGCGCACGAAGACCGGCGACGCTGCGGTCGATCGCGGTGAGGTCTGCTGCGGCCTTGGTGGCCATCTCGCGGACCTCGGCGCTGCACCGCTTGCCCTCGGTCACTTCGCCGGCGAGAGACTTGAAATGTCCCTCCACGGCGGCGAAATTCGCCGTGATGTCGGCTGCGGCCTTCGACGAATCGGACCAGTCGATCGACTTGAAGCCCTGTGGGGCGGTGGGCTCGGCGGAAACCTTGAACATTTGAACCTCACTGTCTACACGAGTTGCTACCACAGATCCGACGGCGCGTCAACCGCGCCCCTGTGGGACACGGAGAGTTGACCAGTCGGCATTGAGCCAGTTTGCCGGGCGCGGCGTGGCCTGTCGGCGATGGGCCTCGGCGTTCATCGGCACCACCACCACCGACGCCTCGTGAAGGGTCGGCGTGAGGTACACGAGGCCGAACTGAGACGCACGCGCATCCTCCTTCGGGAGGTCGCCGCGCCAGAGGACGCCAGCGGGCATGAAGCCCACTGACACCGTGCGGAGCGTGCCTTTCCTCAAGTACGCATCCACCGTGATTGAGAGCGGATAACTCTCAATCGGGGCGGTCCGCAGGTCGCCCATGAGGCGCCCGGCTTCGACCTGTACGCCTTCCCAGGTGCCGATGGGGGGCGAGCGTAGGTCGTGGCAGAATGGCGCCACCGGGTTGCGGTTGAACTCCTCCAGACGCCAATCCTGCTCCACGATGTCGCTTGCCCTGTCTGGGGTAGCCGTCGAGAGAACGAAGCCGAACGTGTCGGCGCCTTCCTTCTCGGCAGCCCTGCGCACCATGCCGACCTGGTAGAGCCCTGCGCTGGTTGGCAGCCCGGCCGACTCCATGGCTGCCCCGAGCGCGCGGGCGTCGCCTTCGAGCGCGAAGGCATCCCGCTTCACCATCGCCTGGAGGTCGCTCTGCGCGATCTGGCTTACATCCCCAAGCTGCGCCCATGCGTTGTTCTCGCTCATGCCCCGGCCGACGAGGGCAGCGTGGGCCCTGAGAAGGCCGATCACCGGCGTTGAAACGGTTGTGATGATCATTCTATCAGCTCCGGTCGGGAAGCACATCGGCAGTTGATATCCTCTTCCGGGATCCCGAACAAGCCGGGCTGTCGGGCCGTTTTGCCGATGTTATCGCCGATGGTGATGGTGAACTCCTCGCCCGGCATGACCGAATGGCCGTCAAGAGCGGCGTGGCTCGGGCGCACAGCGGCATCGGGGGAACCAAGAAAGCGCGCTGCAAGCCACATTTTCTTGAACTCGACGCCTTCATTTGCGGCGTCGTTGTAGGCACTGTCGGTGCCGAGGCTGATCAGGCGCGTTGACTCGGTGCGGGCGATGGTCAGGGCGCGGGCTGGCGCAAATACAGGATCGGCCTGAAGCCGCGCCTGCATTTCGGCGATGGTCTGCTTCTCGGCGACGCCTGTGCTCACGATCTCGGCGACACGGGCGCGCGTGGGCTCCAGCACGAGGACGATCTCCCGACCGATCTCCTCCTCGGCGACGTCGGCCTTGGGGTTCCACTCGATCCCAAGGATGTCTCCAGCGATGTCGAATCCTGCCCGGATGATCCCACCGAAGAGGTCGCCCACTGCGGTGGCGGTGCGCGTCTCAAAATCGGCCGCCAAGATGCGCGCGAGCATCTCGAGATCGAAGATTCTCTCGATCGATCGCTGGCCGGCGAGTTCCACGGCAAGTCGGCTGCAATACCGATCGGCCGCGCCGTCCAGGTAGCCGGCCCATGCCGTCGAGAGGGCGCGCTCGGCGGGCCCGTGCACCTCTTCGACGTGCCGGCGCCACTCCGCATCGCGCGCGGCGGCCGTCGAGAGGGCGCGCAGCGCAGGGTGGCCGAAGAGTCGTCCCGCTGCCCGTGCCCGTGCCCGGCGGTGCCGCGCCAACTCTCGGTGCGCCCACGCCACGCTGATGGGCCCACCGTCGCGGGCGAGCTGCGCCACTCCGGCGAGCGTCAGGCTCGCGGCGCCGCACTCGGTAGCCACCCACGCTGGGAGGGCGCTGTGGCTCACGCCGCCGCCAACGCAGCATGGCTGGCCTCGAGCGAGCACAAGGCGTCAGCGGTGGCCGCGCGGCTGGAGTCCGGATCGGACAGGATCGCCCGAGCTGCCGACAATTCGCGCAGGGCATCGTTGATGCGCTTCGGGGGCGTCTCATCGGCATCAGGCTCTGGCTTGGCGAAGAATTCGGGTCCCACCTCGGAATAGCCCTCGAGGTGGTAGGCCCTGAGCGGGTCCATGCCGTTGCCGATGTGGGCCGTGATGCGCCCCAAAGCTTCCGTCTGGTTCGGCTGGAGCGGTTGAACCAAGCTCAGATCATGGCTGATCGTGACCATGGGACCACGGAATTGCCGTGCAATCGCCGTGTATGCCTCCTCAAGGAGCGCCAGCCGCGAGATCAGTGTCTGCCAGTAGGTAGCCATCTGCTCGTGTTGCGTCGCATAATTTGCCGTCGGTAGTCCAACTCTGCTCGGGGGTACACCCAGCACCGCGAGGATGAGATCGCGCGTCCAGGTGCGCTGGGCAACGCCTTCCATCTCGCGAGGCGACCAGCCGAGCGGAGTCAGCACCCCGTGGCCGGCGAGCACCGCCACCCCACCATCATGGTCGTCGAGCATCCGTTTCACCACCGCAGTCATGTCCCTGACCTGCGACGTGCTCCATGTCGTCTTATCGCTGGCTGGCGAGAAGGTGGCCACGGGGCGCGCTGATGAGGCAGACCGGCGCGACGATTCGGCAAGCGCACGATCAGCCCGGATGTCAGCGTCGAGAGGGCGCGCGGCGCCCTGCCCGTACTCGCCGCGCGCGTCGGCCTCCCAGGAGATGCCCCGGATGTGCACGATCGCGTTCGGTGAATAATCGACGAATCGGCCGCCCACATCGACATGATAGGCGGCTATTTCCCCGGTCGGCTCGAAGACCTTTTGGACCTTCGCTGGGTGGAGTCGCTGCAAACCCACAGGCTCACCGCGCGACCCGACGAGGACAAGCAGGTAGACGTTTCCCGCAAGGACGAGGTCCGTCATGACCTGGGCCCGCAGGAGAACCGGGAACATGCCGAGTGCCGGATGGTTCACCGAGTCCTTGCCCTGGAGCGCCTGGAGCGGGAGGCCGGCGGAATCCCACGCAATCGCCTCGATGCACGCTGCCAGCCACCCGTTCGCCGGGTACGCGGACATTGCCGTGTTCGCGTCGTAGCCCGGATGCGTCGGCATTCCGGGCGCATAGTCGCTACCAACTCGCACGTCTTCGGGGCGCGGAGATCCGACCGTCGCGATCCTGGTGACGCGAAGGGCCCAACCCACCGAGCGGGCAAACCAGTTCGACCGGAGTTGCAGGGACGTGTTCATGGGGCGATCCTACGATCTGCTACGCGAGCACGCAACCCCGCGGAGCGGTTTCGCCTGCCCATGACCGCCCGGATCACGAGCGCTCCATGTCGACCACGATGGCCCCTGCGCTGGTTTCGAGCGTACATCGCGAGCGGGCGAGCGCGTAGATCGCCACAGAGAGAGTTGGGCCGGTCCTGTAGTCGCTCGCGAGGACATCGATCGGGAGGGCAGACGAAGACGACGCGACGAAGGCGCCCGAGTCGCACGACCAGGCGCAAACTCGAACGTAGCCCCACACCTGCCCGAGGGTCACGGCCGATGCCGATCCGCTCCATGTGGCGGGCAGATTCGTGCCGAGCGATGACCCGCCAGTGCACGCCGATGCGAACCCCGTGTCGCCGCCCGTGTCCATGTCGGCATCTCCATCCGTGTCGCTGTCGGCGTCGGCGTCGGCGTCGGCGTCGGCGTCGGCGTCGGCGTCGGCGTCGGCGTCGGCGTCTGCG